TTTGTATATAATGTAATACACCACTTGTGTTATTGTATTCTACAACGATACCTTTAGCACCAACTGTACCACCTGTATGACCTTCAAATGCAAAGTCAGCCACATATGTAGATGCTAATGAAGCAGGTATTGTAACACTCTTACATGTATTGTATGCACTTGCTTCTGCAACTTGTGCAATAGTACCTGTGCTTGAACCAGATATTGTTGTTGCAATAGCTTTAAATACTTCACCAACAACTGGATTACCAGATGTAGATCCTGCAGTTGCAAAGTTAGCATCTGTAGTATTACCTTTTGTTAAGATCTTATAGAAGTTACCTACAACCATTGAGTTTGTGGCTGAGATCGTTGCACTCTCATTTGCTTTCTCAATAGGGTTTTTAACAACTGCTATTTGTCTAAAGTCATTTGAATCTGGAATTGTACCTGATTCATCACCAGTAAATACAGTATTGACTGTTACATAGTGTGCTCTTAAATCATTAGTAGGATCTTTACCAAATCCACCAATTGGTCCAATCACTGGTCTTACTGCACCGTTTGAACCTGAACCACCAGTTATAGTAACTGTAGCATGACGATAACCTGTACCAACGTTAGTCATTGTAATACCTGTGATCGCTCCACCAGATACCGTAGCTGTCGCTGTAGCACTTGAACCATTACCTGAAATTGTTACCGTAGGCGCTGATGTATATCCAGTTCCAGCATTCGTGATCTTCATATTATAGATTGCTCCATCAACAGCATTGCCTTGTACTGACCACTGATTAGTCAATGCAGTATCAGCTCCACCTGCTGGTGCTTCTGCTATACGTCTTACTGGTATAAATGATGATGTTAAGAATTTAGTTACATCAGCTGTTGGGACTGTATACATGTATTTCCATATATAACCATCTGATCCACTATGATTGATAACACCTGATGTTTGAACACCTGTGTCGTCAGGGTTAGTAGTAGAAGCTCCTGCTCCTGCCTTTAAACACATATAAACATTATTATTCGCTGAGATAACGAAATATTTTTTGCTTTCTATGTTTGTATCTTGATCATCATATTCTATATAAGTTGTACCAGATACCCATAGATATCTTGGTGCACTATGAACAATGTCTCCAGCATCAACTCTCTTCATGGCGAACATGTTTTCCCATAAAGTATGTGATGCGTAGTCATTTTCATATGGGGTATCTGGAACAGAATCATCTGCCCATGCATTTGGCCGTCCCAAGGCCATATAGAATTGATTATCACTTAGACTTTCTACAAACTTATTCGTTGAATCCAGTCTGAATTTACTTGTGATTATTGCTGCCATGTCTTTTCCTTTGTTTTATGAAATAACGAGTGAACTAGCTCCACCCATTCCGAATTGCGTTGTTATATTGTTATTTATACTATCTTGTAGTGTCCAATGGGCTAAATCTGAGTTTGGACCTAAATATCTAAACTTCATATTATCCCAATGGTTCTGCATACCTATCTTACTAAGTTCTGAACTTCCATTAGTAAAGTGAGTATACGATTTCTCTAATATGTGCGAGTTGAAACTTACTGGTCCAACTTGGAATGCACCGATGTTAAAGCTAATTTCACCAACTGGTAATTGATTACCAAGCTGTGCTTGTGTATTTCCTTGATCGAGTACTTTAATGAGTATCGCAATCTCACCAAAGAACTTAAATCCTGCTGGATGGATTAATCTTGTAAATGCATTACTCCAATCTGCGATGTTTGAACCAGTTCTTAATACGTATGAAAACTTTTGATAGTAAAAAGAGTCTTGTAAAAACTTTTTATCTGATAAGAATCCATCGTTATTGGTAAACAAACCCTTTGGATATGTTCTTACAACATCATTGTTAGCTAAAGCAGTTGTAAATGTTAATTTGTATTTAGTAGTTGTATCTGAATATACAGTCTCAGTATAATCTGTGCCTGGAGTTTTAAATGAGTTATTAACAAATACAACATCATCATCTAAAAATATAGCATTACCTGCATCATTATTTCCAGTTACTTCAGTTGGTGTACCAGATATTGTAATTGTATTCGTAGGTGTAAATGCAGTTCTATCAGCCTGAATAGCGGCCGCTTGATCCGTCCAGTTTCCATCAGATGGATTAAGTATATCTACGAATGGAAAATATGTTTCTACTTCATCATCGTATATAACACGAAAGAACGATGTGATTGATTCAGGTGTACCTCTACTTCTATAGAATTCGATTAAGTGCTTATAGAATGTTCTTGGATTTGTAGCGAAGTCTCGCGGTACAGCAATACCAATTTCGTTCTGCAACTCAGTAAGTAGATTCTCCTCAACATGATCAATATCTCTTTGAATATCTAATGAGTTAAGATAAAAGCCTGATTCGTTTGAACGTTCTAAATATAATGCATATGTCTTAAGAAAATTAACCAGATCAGGATATGAAGTCTCGACATGATCGGGTACTAAGTCATCGATGTATGACGATATGTTATATTTTCCAAGAGTATTTGACATTAGTAACCGCTGCTCGTTGTAGTGTAATCGATTCCAGCAGTTGTACCGCCAGTAGCCATTGTATCTATCTCACCTGAAATAGTAGCTGTTGAAGTATTAATATCTAATAGTACGTTTCTTGCAGGCGATACATCAGTACTCGCTGGTTTAACCGTGACATCGATAGTAGTTTGCCCTGTAGGTAGTGCTGTTGGATTAAATGAGTTAAGAGTAATTGTACCGGCAGTTTCATTTACTGATCCAGCATTCGTATCTAATACTAAGCCTCCTGCATCAACTACTTGAATAACACGTGTATCCGAGGTTGAATCATAAAAGTCTTTTAGCTTCGCTTGAGCTGTGCCATTAAATGTAAATGTATTTGATGTTACATAAGAACCAGTTGAAGAACTCGTACCATCTAAATCAGTTAATGCTTGATTAAACTTTAATGAATAAGCTTTAGCAGTACCAAGTGTAGGTGTAATCTTCTGTGTCATCTTCACTCGTGTAACGTTCGATATAATAGATATGTTTGTATCATCAATCTTCTTTGCTACATTCGATAATCTAAATACTCCACCAAATGTTTTTAATACGTCTGTGTTGTGTTGCACTAATGTATTCCTTATAGATGTTGATAGACCGGCCGCAGTTACTGTAGCTAAGTTAGGATTAAACTTAAAGAATATTTCTAAGTCAATGTAGATAAATGCAGGGTCAATAAGAACTGGAGTAATACTTACAACGTTTTTAGGTTTAAGAATACTTGTTTTAATTGTTTCTTTCTGAGCCTCAGTTAATGTATCTGATGACTTTGGTTTAATACTAATATATACTTTACCATAATCAGGAACATCGTGTGATTCTCCACCCCATACCGATACAGCATCTACATCTCCAAATTCATTTTGAATGATTGATTTATAATCATCTGGTGTTACTGCACGATTTTGTGCTACGAATGATAGAGGAGCATTAAACTTAATTGCTTCTTTTGTTTCTCTTGGTGAACCACCTACAGCCTTTGTAACAAGTGTGATCGTCTCATCTGTGTTACCATTTAATGAACCAGTCATTTCAAATACTGTAGCACCGTTTACATCCGTACCTGAAGAAATATAAGAATATTCTATTGTTATTGTATTACCATTACCTGGTCTCTTACCAAGAATATTATCACCAAATTTAACCTCATAAAAGCCATCACGAGTTTCCTCTAAGAAATATACTTCACTCGTACCATCTAAGTTTACCATATTTGTATTTAAAGTATAAGTCTTTGTAGCATCAGTAGATGATGAATCGGTAACAGTAACTTTAATTGACTTAGTATTTACATTTGCTTGAGGTAATATATATTGTTCAAATGTATTGTTTTGATATGTGTATGATACTGATGTAAGTGTACCTTGCTCTATTTTAATATTCGAAAAGTTCCAACCATCATTAAATACAATTGTAGATGTCTCACAAGCAAACATTGGGAAATCAACACCATCGATAGTCGTTTTAAATGCTGTACCTCTTGGCATATCTAATGGCAATGGTGAATTAGAACCATCATGATTATATAACGGTGTAGCAGTCGTATCATAATTCATTCTTACATTTATGTAAGCATTAGATGGCGAAATAGATTTAGGAGTATAACCTAATAGCTTAGCATGAGATACAACTGAAGTTCGTAGCTGTGATGTATCAAGAAATGTTTCGTTCAAAGCGAAGTTAGCATTCATTGAGTTGATATGCGTTACATATGCTAGTACGTCAATAATGGTTGACATCGCAGAGCCATCGTAGTTATAATCATTGAAGGTTGTATCTGTTGCTTGCATATATGCAACTAGATTTTGTTTTATCTGATCAAAGTCTAATTCACTTGCTGTAATTCTTCTTTCGATTGCCATTATCGTAATCTCTCTATTGTGGTAGAAATATCAATTATTTCATTTGTTGATACTACTCTACCGGTTACTGTTATAAATACATCATTCTCTGAAGCTGTTGCTTGAATGTTTACGTTAAGTACTTCTATTCTTGGTTCATAATTTTTTAAAGCTACTTGAATATTAGTAGACATATTCGCAGCAGTTATATTTGTCATATTCTCAAAGAGATACGCTCTTAAGTTTGCACCAAAGTTATAATCAAATGGTCTTTCGCCGTGATTTGTACGAAGTATATTAAGACAACTTTGGATTACTGCTGCATTATCTTTCTTTATTCCAACGTCATTGGTATTAGGATTTTGCTTAAAAGAAAAATCTACATCTCTATACGTTGCTGATCGTGCTATCTGTGCCATATATCTTATTTATACTAGTTAGTGTTCGGTCCTGCAGTATTTGCCTGATCTATATTATTAGAACCGTGTGTATGTGTATCAAGTGTGATAGTATCATCAGCTATTCTTGTTTCACCAATCAGCTTACTTGTACCAGTCACAGTAACATTACCATCTAATTTGATTTCGCCCTTATGTATAGTCGTTGAGCCGGCCGCCTCAGCAACTGAATACTGAGATTTTATTGTTACATTCGCTGAGTCTTTTCCACTCACAGTTAAATTCATATCACCGGTATTCAATACTGTAGTTGTACCAGCGATTGTTGCTAGTGCATTACCTGTTACATTGGCTTCTATATTGCCACCTACATTTGCTGTAAGATCTTTTGCTACTGATAACTTAACGTCACCACTTACAATAATCTTTACACTACCTTTAACCTCAATCGTATCATTACCTGCTACTAACTGATAATTATCATTTACGATTCTTTCTACCTTTGAACCATTCGGTCCTATCTCGTATTGAGTA